TCGAGAACCTCACGACGTGGGCGCCGACGATCTCCAATCTCGCTGGATCGTTGCAGCTGAAAACAACCGGCATGGCGATCGCCGCGCGCCGCGTGCCGCAGGGGGTTTTGATCTTCTGCACCGACGACGTGCATCTGCTGTCTTTTGTTGGCGCGCCATACTGCTATGGCCTCGCCAAGGTGGGCGAAGGCTGCGGCCCGGTCGGGCCGCAGGCGATGTGCAGCATGCTCGGGCACACCGCGTGGATGGGCCAGCAATGTTTTTGGGCGTGGGACGGTGTGCCGCGGCCAATGCAGAGCGACGTCGCTGATTATGTGTTCACCATGATCAACCGACAGACGCAGGGGCGCACGGTCTGCGGGCACAATGGCGAATTTCCTGAGCTTTGGTGGCTCTGGCCGGATGAATCCTCCCAGGAGCCGAACCGCTATGTGCTGTGGAACTACGCCGACAACGTCTGGAGCCTAGGGCGCCTGGCGCGCACGTCGGTGACCGAGCCTGGTGCGTTTGGTTTGCCGATCATGGGTGATGTTAACGGGTTCTTGTACGAGCACGAGCAGGGCTGGACCGACAACGGCAATCCGCGGTTTCCCCAGATATTCGCTGAGACCGGGGATATTCAGCTCGGCGAGGGCGACCAGGGAGTCTGCGTGCGCAGCGTGATCCCCGACATCGCGCGCAATCCGACCAGCATCCAATACCATTTCTACGGCCAGTGGGAGCCGGAGGACGTCCTCGAGGACTATGGCGTCTATCCCTACACGCGCACCGACGGGATCGTCGATGCACTGTTCGAGGCGCGCGCCATCCGTCTGCGCATCGAGGCAGCGGCTGACGGTCCGTGGGAGCTGGGCCGCATGCGGCTCGATATGGTGCCGGGGGCCGGACGATGAGTGGCACACATAATGCGCCGACCGCGCGCGGCGCCACGCAGGCGCTGCGGCTGCCGCGTGTGCGCGGGCAGTCGCCTGATTCGATCGACGTCAACGCCGCGATGGACCTCATCGAGCGCGCTGATGCGACCAACGTGAAGGCACTGGCGCAGCCGACATTCCCCGGTGTGGTGCTGTTGTCGCCATCGCGCATCGGTTTCCTGCTGACCGTCACGGATGCCGGCGCGTTGGTGGTCACGCAGCTGCCGCCGACGAGGCAGTTCTGATGAGCCGCGACGAAGAATTTTTTGTCCCTAAATTTCAGCAGGCGTTGGCCTATGCCGGCGGCACGCATGATTTCGCGCGCGACGTGGTGCCGATGCTGCTCGACGGGCGGGCGCAATGGTGGCGGGAGGGCGACGGTGCGATCGTCACTGAGTTGCGTAGCTTCCCTAATTTCAACGTGATCAACTACTGGCTGGTCGCGGGCAAGCTCGAGGACACGCTCGCATTGCAGCCGCAGATCGAGCGCTGGGCGCGCATGCAAGGCTGCGCGCGGGCGATCGGCATCGGCCGGCCCGGCTGGCTGCGCGTGCTGAAGCGCTACGGGTATCGCCCGTGGGGCACCGCGTTCGTGAAGGATCTCGTGTCATGACCGGGTTCTGGCGGCCGCCCTATCTCAACCCGGCCAGCGTTCCCCGCGGCAAGGGCGGCGGGAGCAGCATTCCGGCGAACACGACGTCGTCAGTCACCAATCAGGTCGTCCTGCCGCCGTTCATTCAGGATCTGGCGCAGCGCAATATCGGGCGCGCCGAAGACCTGTCGAACCAGCCGTTCCAGCAATTCCCTGGCCAGACGGTCGCGCCGGTCACGCCGCTGCAGCAGGCCGGCTACGACGTCGCCGGATCGCAGCTCAACGCCACGCAGCCGGTGTTCCAGACCGCGCTCGGCCAGGTCGAGAACCTGCCGGCGACCACGCAGTCGCTGCTCAGCCCCTATCTCAAGGACGTCGAGGGCGCGGCGGTTTCCAACATCCAGCGGCAAGGCGACATCGCGCGCACGAACCTGCAGTCCGGCGCAGTCGGCCAAGGCGCATTTGGTGGTACGCGCTACGGCGTCGAGGAAGGGCTGTTAGATTCTGAAACACAACGGAATATCGGCCAGACGGTGGCGCAAATTGAGTCGCAGGGCTGGAATACCGCCATGGACGCGGCGCTAAAGCAGTCGGGCGCCGAGGCGGCGCTGGCGACCGGCGGCCAGCAGGCCGCGCTGACCGGCGCGCAGGCGGCGATCGGCGCGGGCGGCGCGCAACAGACGCAGGAGCAGGCGACGCTGGCTGACGCGCTCGCGCGCTGGCAGGCCCAGCAGAATTGGCCCTACCAGCAGCTGGCGATCGCGCAGGGCGGGCTGCAGGGCACGCCTTTCGGCACGCAGACGACATCGACGCAGCCCTACGCGCAAAACCAGACCGCGAACCTGCTCGGCAATGTCGGCGCGGGTCTCGGCCTGGCTGGCGCAGGCGCCAACCTGTTCAGCTCGGGCGGCTTGTTCGGCAGCCAGGGCGCGCTGTTCGGTCCGACCGGGCTGGCCGGTTCGCAGGGACCGTTCAGCGCGCTTGGTCTGTTTGGTTCGCTGGGGCCGATATTCGGTGGGTCTGGCGCATTGGCCGGCGGCACGGGGGCACTTGCCGCCGGGTCACTGGGCGGCCTGGGTGGCGGGCTTGGTGCCATCGGAGGGGAGGTCGCGCTCGACTCTGCGCTGGCAGCGTCGGCCGCCAGCGCAGGTGCGGGGGGCTTCCTGCCGCTGTTAGCCGCCGGCTTATGATGAGGAGAAACGACAGTGGCTGACCCGATCTCGGCTCCGGTGCCGCAAACCACCAACGAGCTGGCCAGCCTCTTGGGGCTGAACAACGACCAATTGGGACAGCTGCAGAAGGCGTTTTCCGCGGCGGGCTCGAGCTTCGCCGGGCAGGGTGCTGGCAGCTCAGCCGGCTATATGCGCTCGGGGCCGGCGCCGCAGCTGAGTCCCGGCCAGCCGAACAACCTGCTGTCGACCATCCTGCAGATGCGAGCGAACCAGGCGGCGGCGATGGGCCAGCCGTTTCAGACCGGCATCCAGGCGCCGCGCGTCAGCCTGTTGAGATAGCAGATGCCATCGCTGCTCGATCCCACACTGCTGCGCGGGCAACAGCCCGGCGACGATCCGACCGGGCTCCAGACGCTGCTCGGCTCGATTGGCTCGGCGTTGTCTGGTGGTGTGGCGCAGCCCAATGATCCTAACACGACGATGGCGGCCATCTTGGCGGCCGGCAACACGCTGGCGAATGCCGGCGCACCGACGCTCGGGCCGCCACCGACCACCGCCCAGGCGATCCTGGGGGCGCTCGGCAGCGCGCGTGGCGCCGCGGTGCAGACCGGCATCTTGCCCTATCTGCAGGAGCGCGCGCAGCAGCAGTTGGAAGGCCAGAACCTCGACCTGCAGGTGAAAATGTTTGATTTCAACCGTCGCGTAAACGCTGCGAATTTATTGCGTGGCGGCGTCAGTGCCGCCGCTGATACGACGGGCGGCGCTCCTGCAGTCCCAGACACGCGCCTAGCCGCTTCGCCGCCGGTCATCGAGCGGGACTCATCGGTTGTGGCTGGAGATCAAGCGAACAATCCCGGCAACCTCATGTATGCGTTTCAACCCGGCGCGACCGGCAGGCTGCCGCTGAGTGGCGGTCGGACGCTCGCGGTGTTCCCTGACATGCCAAGCGGCATCGCCGCTAATGCTGGTCAGCTGATCACCAACCAAGATCAGCATGGCCTCAACACGGTGAGGGGCCAGGTCACGCGCTGGGTCAGTGATCCGAAGGCGAACCTGACCGGCACTGACGCGAAAGGCGTTGCGATACCGAATGTCGCCGGAACCCCGGCGGCTTCAGGCTCCTATATCGGCGACGTGGCGAAGGCGCTCGGTGTCGACCCTGATGCGCCGTTGGATTTCCACGACGCCAGCATTCTGTCGAAATATATCCTGGCGATGCGACCGCATGAGAGCGGCCCGGCGGCGCTTGACCCTCACGATGTGACTGCCGGCGTACAGCTCGCGCTCAACCCTGCCAAGCGCGTACAGGTCGCCGACGCCTCTGGGCGCATTGTCGGCGCCTCCGGTGCTGCGACGCCGCCAGGCGCCTCCGTAGGCGCCCCAGGGGGGCCGATGGTGAATGTTGCGGGGATGCCGGGGCTGCAGGTACCGCGCGATGTCGAGCTGGCGGCGCGCAACGCCGCTCTGCAGTCAGCCGATCCCGGCGTGACTTACGCCGCTGCGATCAAGGATTACATCGAGAAGAAAGCCGTGATGCCGACCTATCGGCCGGGCGCGCTGCCTGGCACGCAGGTCACGTCGCAGGGTCAGACCGAGGCATCGCCGACCGGCCCGCAATACATCGATTCGCCGACGCAGGAAGAGCGCGCGCGGATGTTTGCCAACGTTCCGAAGTGGCAGGACATCGTGGTGACGCGCGACGGCGGCACCGGAAAAATAGTCAAATTTGAAACACCGAGCGCACCACCCGAGCCGATGGTAACGCTGACCCCCGAAGAGGCGCAAAAGCCGTCCGATCAGGGCGGCGTCGGCGATGCCTATCGCACCGGGACGACCTATCAGCGCGGCCAGTATACTGGAAAAATAATAACGATTCCTCTTGAGCGTGGCGCCGGTCCGCCGCTGGCCGCGACGCCAGGCGGTCCCACCGTGGTGACGCCGCAGCAGCAGCAGGCGATGGATTTCCTGCATACGAAGGCGCAGGCGGATCCGCGGATCCAGCAGTTCCAGCAGGGCATCGGCTATGTCGGGCGCATCATCAATATGGCTGCGGACCCGTCGCGCACCGCCACCGACGACAAATCAATCTTGGCGGCATTTGAAAAATTCAACAATCCAACCGCGGCGCTGAGCGAGGACGGCCAGAATCTCATTCTGACGACCGGCGGCCCAGGCGAGCGAGTGCAGCAGATCATCGCGAAGCTGACCGGCGACCGGTATTTGACGCCGGATGTCGTGCAGCACGTCATCGATACCGTGACCACCGAGGCCGAGGGCCAGCGGGCCGGGTTCAGCGTCGCGAGCAATATGTATCGGGACATGGCAAAAGGGCGTGGCGTCGATCCCAATCTGGTGACGCCAGATCCCGACGAGATGGTCAAACAGTATATGCAGCAATGGCAGCAGTCGCGGCAGCGACTGAGCAGCGGAACCGGCGTCGGTGGACGCAATCCGGTGCCAGGCGCTGCGCCGACCGAGCGCGCCGGCAATCTGCCGACCGTTCCGGTGCCGACGCCAGCCACGCTCGGTGGCATGACCCCGCAAGGTTTGGCTGCGCTGGTCAACGACATCAAGACCAATCCGCGCTACGGCAGCCAGGAGCAACGGCAGCTGCACCTCGACGCGGTGCAAGCCGAGATCAACCGCCGACCCAAGATGCAGCCGGCGCAAGGCGGTGGTGGATGAAACGATCCCATACTGTCACGCGACATGCATGTCGTTGTGTGGGCGTATGGATAAGTGCCTAGACTGACGTCAATCCTGAAACTCAATGGAGTCACGTAATGACAGCAACATTTCCCGTCCCCGCCGGCAGTGTGCTCGTGGTGCCCGGCGGTCCTGATCACGGCCTGCCTGGCGCGCCGCCAGTGATCGACAACACGCTGCCAGGAGGCGGCTGGGGAGGTGGCGAGATCGACAACACGCTGCCGGCGCCTCCGGGCATCTGGCCGCCGCCGGTTTCCATCTGGCCGCCTGTGCAACTGCCGCCTGACTATCCGATGCCGCCGGGAAGCATCTGGCCGCCCGTGCATCCGCCTGTTGCCGGACAACCGCTGCCAGGGGGGCCAGGGCTGCCAGGGCAGGGCTTGCCAGGACAGCCGCCCGTCGCCGGCCATCCGTTGCCATCGGAAAAATTCCTTGTGGCAATCGTTGCGGTTGGAGCCGGCGGACCCAGGGTCATTGGCTATACCGTAGTAGACCCGTCGCTCGATGTGGGGCTGCCGCTGCCGCTGCCGCCGACGGCGCAACCAAAATAGACAATGGCTAACGTCAGCGCCGATGACCTGCTGGCGCAGATAAGTCAGCTGCCCGCCGCGCCGCCTGCACAGGGCGCGCCGGGCATGGACACGTCAACCGCGCCGCCTGTCAGTGACAGCGGCGCGGCGATGCGGCTGCGGCAGTTTCTGACCGGCGCCATCAGCGGCGCTGGCGGCGGTGCGCTCGGCGCCTCGATGTCGCCGGCTATGCTGCTGTCGAACCTCCTGGCACCGGCGCTGGGGGAAAAACCGATCGTCATGCCGACGCCGGAGGAAATCGCCACCAAGGCGCTGGACTATGCCGGGCTTCCGTCGCAGCCGGCGAAGCGCGATCTGCTGGGCAACATCCTCACCGCGACCGGTGCCACGGTCGGCGCGCCAGCGTTGGGCGCAGGCGTCAGGGCGCTGGCTGGTGATCTGCCGTCCTTTGCGGCGGGCGATATCCTGCCGCAGCTATGGCCCGTCGTGCCGGCGATCGGCAGCGGGATCGGCAGCGGCGCGGCGTTGACCGCTGCGGAGAAGTATTTCCCGAACTCTCCTGTGGTGCAGCAGGGTGCCGGCCTGCTCGGCGGCATCCTGGGAGCTGGACCCGCGTTGGCGACGGGACCGACCCAGGTCTCGCAGGCGGCGGAACGCCAGGGCGTGCTGGGCGCTCTGTCGACGGCCGATGCGACCGGCAATCCGATTCTCGCATCGCTGCAGAACGTGCTGAGGATCTTGCCGGGCGGCGAGTTGGCGGCTTCCCGTAAGGCTGAGCGTGGGCTGAATATCAATGAGACACAGCCGCCTGGGATCTTGCCTTCGCGCATCGAGGATGTGACCGGAATGCCGGGCGTGACGGTGCCCGGCCGCGACAGGCTTGGCGAACATCTCGCGATGTCCACCGACGCGGCCAATACGCGGTTCCTCGATCGGCTGAGCCAGGCCAAGCAGGACGCCAATCTCGTGCTCGGCGGCGCCCGCGTCGATGTGACGCCGGTCCGAGATTGGATGGCGAACTATCTCGGGCAGGCGACACGCAGTGGCCGCGAGATGAACCCCGACACCTACAATCCGGCGCTGCGCGAAGCGCAGTCGATTCTCGATAGCGCGGATGCCAACAACACGGTGTCGATCGAGGGGCTGCTCGATAAGCGGACCAGCCTTGGGCAGATGGCGTTTTCACGCGATCCGGCTACCGAATTTCAGGTGCCTCCTACCGGCCAGCCTGGTCTTGTGAACCTGTATGGCACGGTCGGCGAGGCACTGCGGCAGGGCGCCCAGGACGCTGCTGGAGACGCCGGCCGGCGCGCGCTGCAGCGGGTGGACGATGTCGTCACACAGTTCCGTAGCACCGCCCCAGGGCAGCCGGCGGGGGCGTCTACGCCGGCCAAGGCGCTGACCGATTACAGCAAGCCTGGCCTCGCCACGCCGCGTCTGATGGCTGACATCCAGGGTGGCGACCTGTCGCGGCTCTCGGCGCTCAAGGGCCAGATGACGCCGGAGGAGTGGAACGGCGTGGCGTCGAGCGTCTGGCAGAACCTGTGGACGCCGAAGCCGGGCGGCAATCCGGATCTGGTCAGCCCAAGCGCTGCGCTGACCGCGTGGAACAAGATCTCACCCGGCGCCAAGGACATCCTGTTCGGCGCACCAAGCAACCGCTCGCAGCCGATCGTGCCGCAGACCGGGGCGACGAATTTTGCCCCGCCCGGCTGGCGTGACGCGATGGATGACCTGGCGAACGTCGCCAAGGGCATGCGGCGAACCGAGGCTTTGGGCAATCCGTCGCGCAGCGCGATGGTCGGTGGTACCGGCGCCGTCATGGCGGCGGTGTTGTATCCGCTGATGCAGGGCGATCTGAAGCGGGCGGCGATCGGCGCGGCGGGTATTGTCGGTGGCTACCCGGCGCAGGGGCTGTTGCAGTCGACGCCGTTTGTGCGGGCTCTGACCAATCAGATGGCCGGCGGCGCCGGCTACTGGCCGACCACGATGCAGCGGTTGACCTTGCTCGCGAACGAGAACCCCGAGATGTCGGACGCCATCAAGAGCTACATTACCCAGGTGGACGCGGCGATGCCGCAGCAGCAGCCGCGGCGCTAGCGTCACCCCAGCAGGATGTAGCCGACGAGGCCGAATAAACTTATCCACCCTGCTATGAAGAACGCGGCGAACACCGTGGTGCAGAAGCGCGCAAGCGCAGTGTCGCCCATGTCGCGCTCGCGGTGCAGGCCGGCGAGAAAAAAGAATGCAAGCAGGAACAGGAAGTAGGTCATGGCGTGTCCAACGTGAAACGCGCCATAATGGCATGTCGTTTCGTGCTGTATAGTGATTTTTCTGTTCAGGAATTTTTCAACCGCTGATGGAAGAGCCTGCGCTAGAGGGACTGATGTGGCTTGACAGCGATCTACAAAAAATTAGAGTGAGCAAATACGTGCCGGTTCGGCACCAAATGTCCAGGTTTTCTAAACGATATCAATGGTTTGAAGGCCGGTGTATTAAATCATGCGAAGCAAGTGCATCTTGAAATCATTCAATAAACTTAACCTAATACCACAACGGTATGCTAATACCGGTCAATAGTGATTCTGCGCAATGATCGCGCCGGATTAATGCGTTGTGCGCGGAAGCTGATTGCGTCTTGCGGTTGAACCATTGAGGGAAATCAACATTGTTACCGAAGGCCGCCAACGACGCATTCATTGCTGTCCAGGCTGCGATGATCGCTATTGTCAGGGGCGATCGGGAGGCGGCTAGTCGGTGCCTCGAAATCGCCCTGAAAGCATTGCAGCGACGATAGACCCGGTTATGGGAACAACGAGCGAAACAGCGGCTTAGGCTGGGGATAACGTGGTTGCGAATACGCCTGACCCAGATCGACGGAAGCCTGCCCAACCTTGCGCTGATGAAGCTGTCGCATTGGCACAAGGCGCGCGGTGATGAGGTCGTATTCACCCGCCAGGCCGAGCGCGATATGTTCGAGGGCGACTATGACGTGGTCTACGGCTCAGCCATCTTCCGGTTCTCCGCGGCGAAAATCGAGCGGTTCCTGCAAGCCTGGCCTGACGCCATTCTCGGGGGAACGGGAACCGATAGCCAGCGCACGGTTGAGAATATCATTGGCCGCCACGAGCATTACGACTATTCGCTGTATCCCGCCTTCGTCCCATCCATCGGCTTCACCCAACGAGGCTGCCGCCTCTCCTGCAAGTTCTGCGTGGTGCCGGCGAAGGAAGGCAAGCCCCGCTCGGTAAACACCATCGCCGATATCTGGCGTGGCGAGGGCCATCCGAAGCGGCTGCATCTGCTGGACAACGATTTCTTCGGCCAGGAACTGTGGCCTGACCGCATCGCCGAGATCAGGGCTGGCGGCTTCAAGGTCTGCCTCAACCAGGGCATCAATGTGCGGCACCTATCGCCCGCCGCCGCAGAGGCGATCGCCAGCGTGGAATATCGCGACGACGCCTTTCAGGAACGCCGGCTCTATACCGCCTGGGACAACCTGAAAGATGAGGCAGTGTTCTTCCGAGGCGTCGAGATGCTGGAAGCGGCTGGCGTGCCGGCGAAGCACCTGAGAGCCTACATGCTGATCGGCTGGGACAAGCACGAGACGTGGGACCGCATCCACCACAGGTTCGGACGCATGGTCGAGCGTGGCATTGAGCCGTTCCCGATGGTCTACGACTGCCGTGCCAGCGACCCCGCCCGCTATCACGGCCTCAAGCGGTTCCAGCGCTGGGCGGTTACTGGGCTCTACCGGGCGTGCCAGTTTTCGGCCTACGACGCGGGAATGAAGCGACCTGAGAGGGCCGAGGCCGACCAGATGGCGCTGCTATAGGGACGGAAATACGACTTATCGATCCATTGAGGAGTCCCAAAGGGTTATGAGCATTGCAGAAGAACTGACCGTGCTGGCTGCCTACCACGTCGGGCTGTTCGCGGGCGCTGCGTCGCGGATTGATAGATCGTCGGAAGTGCCTGCTGTGATCGCGCACGGGCTGTTCCTGCTGATCGAGGAGGCCAAGCGGCGCCGAGAGGAGTGGCTAACGGGCAAGGCGCCAACCAGACCGCTGCCATTTGACCGCGATCAGCTCGGGCGGGTTGTGCGTGAGGCGTGGGTGCGGTGGGCACTGACGCAGCCCGACCCTAAGCCGTCCTGGCTCGTGCCCTACGACGAGTTGAGCGAAACGGACAGGGACGCGGACCGCCAGATTGGCGAGGCTGTCGCCCGCTGGACGGGAGGTTCGCCACAATGACCGAGCCAGATCTGCTGACCGGCGAGGCACGACCCTATCGCTCATACCCAGACAATCTGTCGGACAAATTGTCCTGTCAATATGTCAGGATAAGGTGTCTAGCCAAGCTGTCTGGCATGGTAGCGGTGGTGCCCTCTCAACGGCGAAGAGGCAGGATATTGCGAGGCGCCCGAAGGGCCTTCGGCTCGGGCCGGCTTACCCGAGGCCCAGTGCCCGCATCCTGCGCTCCCTGACGGCCCTCAACGCTCGCTGTGCCGCATCGTCGGCGCACGGCGCCGTCTGAGGGCAATGTAGCTGTTGGCGCCCGCGATCGACCACCAGGTGGACAGATCGCCGGTATCATCGACGAAGATGAGGCCGAACCCGAAGCTCAGTCCGACGCTGACGACGGCGCTCCCGTCTGTTCCGCTTTTTCAGTCCAGATTTCGCGGAAGTCGCGCTGCGCCTCTGCCCATTGGCGCTGAATCTCTGACCAGCGGGCACGCTTCGCGGCCGGCTCGCCATGAAACGCCCGCGATCTGCGCGAGAACGGAACCGGCGGAGGGGGCGGGATACGTTTCATCAGTCGGCTGCCTCCACCACGAGCCTAGGGAGCCGCTCCAGGGCCTCCGCCAACCGGACGGCCATCTCCACGCGGGTTCGGGCGTAAGTCGCCCTGCGGCCTTCCTGGGCGCACAGCGGGCACGCGATCAGATGCGGCAGGATGATGCGGGGATGTGACGGGCAACAGGGGTTGGCAGACGCACCTGGGGCGTCTACATTTTGGGCAGCCATCGGGGTGTCCACTCCATCTCGATTGCCGGCGCGATCCGTGCCGGCGCGGGCAGGGGAGCGGTGCCTAATCGACTCCCCTGCCCGGTCAGGCTTTCACTTTTCCGCCCGTGTCGTCAATAGCGGCCAGTCCCGCAATGCAGCCTCGCATCGCTGTTGCGCCAGCCGGGCAAGGCGGAGGGCGTCTAGCAGCATTTCCAGCAATTCCACGTCGCGAGAGGCGACGGGCTGCGCCGCCTCCGCCGCCGCTGATTCTAGCGCCATGACAGCGGTGCCAAGGCGAGCAATCACGGCGATTGCCTGATCCTGGGTCAACGCCGGATACCCAGCATGTAGGCCGTGGAACGGCGGGCGGCCCCCCAGCCCGACAGGCAACCGGCAATGTAGGCGAGAACCCACGGATTTGCGGCGCCTCGCAGCAGCTGGCGGTAACTGCGAACGCACTCCCGCCCGTCGACAAATCTGCTGAACCCTTTGGCGGGTGATACGGTGCGCGTGGGCGATGATTGTATAGCTAATGCCGGCCAGAACCTGTTCGATGATTTGCCGGTTACGCTCGGTGTCCGTCAGAGCCGTCGGGGCGCGTGGCGCTTTGACGCCAGCTTGGCGGCAGATAGCGTAAACTCGGCTGTACGGCAGACCTACTTGTTGGCTGATGTCTCGGTATGGAGTGTCGGCCGCGAGGGCAAGGATCTGGTCTAGCTCCGGCCGGCGCGGTGGGCAGGCGCGCAGCCGGTCGCGTTCCTCGAGCTGTCGGATGCGTTCATCGAGGCGCCGCGCATGCTCTTCCAGGCGCTGCTGTTGCGTAGGCAGCTTTTCCAAAGGGGTTGGATCAAATAGGTCTGGATCGAACAGGTGAAGCATTCAGCTGTGGCGGCGCAGCGGTGTGACTTTGGCCCATGCCGCCGCGGCACGCTCGGCGCGCTGCCGCTGGTCGGCGTGGCGGATGTACTTGGCGAACGTCGCGTCCTGTGTATGCCCGGTCAGCGCCATGACGTCGCGGGCTGCGACGCCCGCCTCGACCAGCCTGGTGGCGGCGGTGACGCGCAGCCCGTGCGTCGTCCCGGTCAGCCCCAGTGTGTCTCTAAGGCGTGCCATAGCGAGGGCCAGGTAGTTGGTGCCGCGCCATGGCGAGCCGTTGGCCTGCGTCAGAATGGTCACGCCGACGGTCGGCGCGGCGCGCCAGGCGGCGAGCGTCGCATTGGCCTCCGGCGACAGCGGGATGTAGAGCGCCACGCCCGAGCTTTTTTTGGTTTTCGACGGCGTCACATGGATGGCGGTGCCGTCCCAGGCGTCCCAGCGCAGCGAAATCAGATCTTGTGCACGCAGCGCCGTCCACAGGCCGAGGTGCACCACCCGGCGCGCCCACTCGGGCGCGCGCTCGAGCCACGCGTGCACGGCGTCGTCCGACCACGGCAGATGGCCGCCGCTGTCCGGCTTCAATCTCTTGAGCCCCATCACGGGGTTGGCCTCGAGGTCGAGGTTCTCGACGCCCCAGGCGAACGCTGCGCCGAGCACGTTCAGCACCAGGTTGGCCATGCGCTTGGTCGGCTTGCCGCGCCGGGCGCGACCGTCTTCCGCGATGCCGTCGCGCAGCAGGCGCAAGGACCGTGGTGTCACCGCCCGGCATGGCACTGCGAGCAGCGGGGCCACGGCGCGGTGGCGTGACACGCAATTATAGTTCGCCTGCGTCTTGGGCGAGAGATCGGCGAAATGGCTCGAGTAGCGCCAGGCGCGCACCAGCGCGCCCAGCGTCGCGTCACCAGGGTCCACGGGGTCGATCGCCACGCGCTGGAACGCCAGCGCATCAGGTATGGGTGTTCTGCGTCGTCTCGTTTTTGCGCCCATAGGTATCGGCGGCGGCTCGCCCTCCATCCTGGCGCCGGTTGCCCGGTCGTAGTGGTAGGTGGTCGCCGTCCCGTCGGCGCGTTTGTGGCGGACGGTTTTCCATTCGGTCAGGCGGGTGCGCGGCATGATTTCTGCCCCCAAAGTTCAGCCAACCTGAACCTGCGGGACTTTTTCCCCGCGTTGTCAAGTTTTTTGAGCACGGTCGGTTAACGAAACCCCGTGGGATCCTTTTTCCCGGTCTCCCCGCGCAGCGCCGCCAGCCCGGCCCGCACCGCCGCCTCCGCGGACGGCGACGGCGGCGGCGCGATCGGCCGCGCCGACCGGGGAGGCTGCTTCAGCATACGGACCTCCCGACGGTGATTGTTGCGCCACAGCAGGATCTCATCGAGCGCATAGCGCAAATTCTTGCCGTCGCCGGTCAGGTCGACCGGGGCGGGAAAATCCGGCCGTGCCGTCAACTTGCCGGCGATGCTCCGGCTGCAGTGAAACAGCGTCTGCAGCTCGGAGGGTTTCAAATGGATGGTCTCGATTGCGGCGAGCGTATCGGCGCGGCGGGAACCAGGCACAAGCCCGTTCGGCCGCGCGTTCTGGGCGCGTGAAAACGATGCCATCGTGTGGATTTCCTTACCGTCAGAAACCTTGCTGACACATCCTGTTCAGCTAATCTGTGCTGAACTGATACATCTCAGGTTGAGCGGGCAGCATAGCGGCAACCGGGGGAAACGTGTCAAGATTGCTGAAGGGCAAGTAGGGGGAAAAATATTCAGGCTGGCGCAACCGCTGCGGCGCAGCATGCTCACGGTTTTGTGTTTGGTATGGATCGTCCGTGGCCAGCGTCGCGGATCGCATCGAACAGCTTTTTCGGCAGCCCGCTTTCCTCGCCGCGATAGAGATAATCCAGCGTCACCCCATACCGCCGGCACAGCCTGACCATGGCGCGCAGATCGGCGAGGTGGCGGCCGTTCTCCCATTGCGACCAGCGCGGGGGAAAAATGCCGAGTTCCGCCGCCAGGCGGGACGCCGGCAGGCCAATGGCCAAACGCACCAGGCGCAGCCTGGCGCCGACCTCGCGGACAAAGTTATTGGGGGACGGTCCCCTGCCAGTGGCCGATCCGGCGCCACGTTTTCTTGCCATGGTCCTCGCGATTTCGTGAGATAAAAACGGTGGACAAGTCAGCTGAGCTGAAACGGCGCGAAATGGCCTGATTCGCAACCGCCGTTTCGGTCTTTTTCGGTTCGTTTTCGCTCAGCCTGGTTTCGCGCCGAGCCCGGCTTGCGCCTGCCTGAAGCACTGCCAGCATGTCATCGAACTGTCGCGCGGGGAGAAACATGCCACGGATCGGCCGGTCGCGTCGTCCTGTTCCAGGCTCCGTCAAGGCGCTGGTCGAGGCGCTCGGCGGCCTCAATGCCGTCAGCGCCGCGTTCGACATCACGCCGCAGGCGGTCTGCAACTGGATCGCTCAGAACGCCATCCCGGCGCGCTACCACGCGAGCTTCCTGATGATCACCGAACGCGAAGGCCTCTACTGGCGCCCGCCCGGCTGGGATCCCGACGTGCAGCTGCGCTACCGGCCCGAGGTCGACGCGGACGCAGCCGCATGAGTGGGAGGCCCACCGCCCCACCGCGCGTGCCAGCGCCGATCATCGCGGCACAGCTGGCGCAGCGCTGCGAGGATCTGGTCCGCGAGCTGTTCCCTGATGCCAGGCCACACGGCGCGGAGCTGCGCTGGCATGGTCGCGGTGGCGCGGTTCATTCGATGGCACTGCGCGGTGGCAAGCGCGGCGTGTGGGCGAATTGGGGTGACGATCGCGAAAAGGGCGACGCGCTCGAGCTGGTGCATTTTTCGCTGTTTCCCGACGAGGTCGGGCGCCGCGAAAGCATCCGCTGGGGCGCGCGCTGGCTCGGCATCGATGTCATGCTGGCCGACGACCCGGGCCGCGTCGAGCAGCTGCAGCGGCTGACCGTCGAGGCGCTCGAGCGCCAGGCGCAGCACGCCGATGAGGTTCGCGCAGGCAAGCAGAAATCCGCCAAGGCGCTCTTCCTCGAGGGCAGCGGCAGCGGCAGCACGTCGCCGGAAATTATCAGCTATCTGCGCGGCCGTGGCATCGACGTCGCCGACCTGGCCGGCGAGCTGAACGCGCTGCGGTTCATGCCGGACGTATATTTCGAGGATGGCGAGCTGCTACCGGCGATGCTGGCGGCGGTGATCTCGGCGGAAAAATTCCAGCAGATCGGCACGCAGATCACCTTCCTGCGGCCATGCGACGACGGCGTCTGGCGCAAGGCAGCGGTCGACCCGGTGAAGAAAACCCGCGGTATGTTCACTGGTGGTGTGGTGCCGCTACTGCGTGGCCGCTCTGGCAAACCGCTGCACGAGGCGCCCGAGGGCGACACGATATTGATCGCCGAAGGCATCGAGAACGCGCTCGCGGCGTCGCTTGCCGCCGCGGAGCTGATCAAGGTCGCGCCGCGCGTGGTGGCATGTCTCGGTGTCGCTAACCTGCCTGAGCTGACGCTGCCGCGCGGCATCACGACGGTGTTCCTGGCGTTCGATCGCGACGGTGAGAACGAGACGGTGCGACGCACGCGCGATCGCGCCGTGAAGCGGTTCAAGAGCGAGGGGCGCGACGTCGACTGGCTGAAAACGCCGCCTGGCGTCAAAGACTTTGCCGATTACGTGGCGCATGAGTTTTGGGGGGCCGTGTGATGCATCCATCGACTTTCGAGTATCTGAAGCCGACTGATGAGCAGATAGTCAGCATGGCCTACGTGCGCGCTCTTTTCAGAGATTTTGTCTCGCACATCGATGTGCATATACCTGAAGGCCCCGACAAGACTTACCTGATGCGGCAGCTGCGCGACTGCGCCATGTGGGCCAACATCGCTATCACGCGCCAGCCAGACGGATCACCGCGATAAGGAGGCCATGATGTGCTTCTCGCTCTTGTGGCTCGTGCAGACACTGGTGTGGCTGGTGATTGTCTGCGCCGTCGTCGCGATATTGATGATCCTGTTGCCGGTTGTGCTCGGTTGGCTGGGATGGGCCGGCGATATTGCCATGCGCATCATCCGCATCATCGTCGCCGCGATAGTCATTATCTTCGTGATATGGTTTTGTTACGACTTGTTGGTCTGCGTCGGCATCGGGATGCCGCGAATGCGCTAACGCCGTGCCGTGTGTGCCACCTCGAAATGGAGAAATCTGACCATGATCGAGCTTGCGACGTGAATGCCACGACCGCCGTTCAGCATGTTGCGTGCTGCGTTCTGGCTGCTCACGGCGGTCGTCGTGACGGAACTACTCATGACAATCACCGCTGTCGGTGGTTGCACATGGTTGATCATCTCTGGGGCCTACAAGATCGGCGCGTGCGAGAACATCGGCGCACAGATACGCGAAGTGTGGGCTGAAGCACTTGCCGCCATCCTCGCGTTACTACTTGCCGCCCGTAATGGCAACGGCAAGCCGCCACTACCACCAAAGGAGTAGTTGGCATGACGCTCGCCTGCAGCCTCTGCGGCTCGCTCGACGTGGTGTCCGTGAAGCCAGGTGTCGCGGCGCCGCGGGTGCTCGATCTGTTTGTGCTGCAACGCGATGAACCAATGCTGACGTGGTGCGGTGCGTGTTGGCCACTGGGCAAAATAGTTGCTGGGGAAACGACCGATGGCGAGAAAACGCAGCGGAGCCGGCATCGAGCGCGAGCGCGATCGGCAGCTACGAGATCTGCCGCCTGAGATCCCGTTTCAGTGTCTCGGATTAGACGCTGAGCATTTCTATCTGATCGATGGCGACGGGTTGTTCCGCACGCTGCCGCGCGATCGCGCCGGGCATATGCTGATGCTCGGCATCTGTGGCGCCGAGCAGCAGGACTGGGCGTTCTACCACTACGCGCGCTGGCGCAAGGTCGGCAAAGATCTCGAGCGCATACCGCGCTCGCTGCAGCCGGAACATCTCGGCCAGGACGTGGCGCTGCTCGCGGGCTTGAAAGGCTCGTTCAATCCGGCGGATTCGGTGCGGATGCAGGGCGCCTGGCTCGGCGCCGACAGCGATTTAATCCTCCATTGCGGCGACAAGCTGTGGATCCGTGGCGCTAGCTGTGCGACCGGTATGCGAGGCGCCCATGCTTATCCGCGCATGCCGAGCTGGATGCCGCCGCACAGTGAGCCGGTCGGTCCAGAGATCGGTCGCGAGGTCTTGGCCGATTTCGCGCAGTGGCAGCTCGGGCGCTACATCGACGCGCAGCTGCTGCTAGGTCACGTAGGGCTGGGCCTGATTGGCGGCGCGATGGAAACCCGGCCGAATATTTTGCTGCTTGGCGAGCACGGCGTCGGCAAGAGCGGGCTGTTACAGCGCGAGAAGGATTATCTCGGGCGGCGCATGCTGCTGACGCCGGACGCGACGGTGGCCGGCATTACCCAGTATGTCGGTCTGTCCAACCTGATGATCGGGCTGGACGAAAAGGAAGCTGGCGACGATCCGCGCAGCGACGCGCGATTGATGGCGTTCCTGCGCTCGACCTATACCGGCGGCACGTCGTTCCGCGGCGGCCAGGATCATACCGGTGTGTCGTTTTCCCTGCGCTGTCCGGTGATCGCCGCAGCGACGCGTGAGCCGTCCATGGAGAGCGCCGACCGCTCGCGCAATATCTGCATCACCGTGCTCGGGCCGCCCGCCCAGCGTGGTCTGAGGCTGGCCTACGATGCCAGGCGTGAGGTGATGGGCACGATGCTGCTGCGCCGCCTGGCTGACCGGTGGAAGCAGCTGCAGCTCGAGACGCTGCCGGCGTGGAACGGTTTCCTGCGTGGCGTCGGCTATGACGGGCGTGGGGTGGATACGCTCGGCACGCTGCTGGCGATTGCCTGGATCATGCGGGAGGACGCCGCCCCGACCCAATCGGATGCAGACGTGATCGCCGACCAGCTGCACAACCTGCTGCGCGAGGATCGCGCCGAACGGGCAAAAAGCTTCGACCGGTTCATGAGCTATCTGCTCGGGATGTCGGTCGACCCGATGCGCAAGGGTGAGTGGAGGACGCTGCTCGAGCTGGTCAAGCTGGCCGCTGGCTACGGCGCGACGCCTGAGGCCGAACGGCGCGTCGAGTCCGACGCGATGCGCTACGCCGCTACCGATGACCAGGCGATCGACGCGCAGCGCCAGCTGTCACGGCTCGGCATCCGCATCGACAAAGACCAGGACGGGGAAAGAACCTTCCTGTTCGCCTACCAGTCGACCGAGCTGGCCAACATGCTGCGCGGCACGTTCTGGGCCGGGCTGCCGGGCCGGTCTTCCCCATGGGCCAAGCTGCTGCTGCGTGCGCCGGAGGCGAGGACGCGGGCGCCGGTGCGGTTTGCCAGTGGCGTCGGCCGTGCGGTCGAGTTGAAGCTGGGCTGGGTGCTGCGCGGCGTCGTCGGGCCGGATCCCGAGGCAGAGGTCGTGCTGTGGCAGCAGCGCGCGGCGGCGCAGGGCGATGGTTGACCGTATGTGCGCCATGGGAGCAGTGTTCCCTGACCCATTACGGGTAGTAGCAAGCGGCTGTAGCGTTTCGGTCACGCGACGTTACATCACCGCTACAGCAACGACCGATGCTAAGCCTTTGATATGGGCTAGGGTTATCGTTCTTGTAGTCGTTGTAGTCATTGTAACGCTCGAGAGGCTCGTGTGCGCGCACCTACGCGCGCGCGTGACGGAGCAATGAGCGTTACAACGTATACAACGACTACAGTCGAAAAGAAGGATATATATATCAGTGCGTTGGCGCGCACTCGTGACGTGTCGGTTTATGTGTCGTTTGGATTAGCACGGCACGGCAACGATCAAACATATCAAAGGCTTAGCCGATCGGAGGCCTGGCCGAGGGCCTCGAGCTGCACCGAATCGAGGGGAAGAACGCCTCAGAACAGGCGCACAGCCTCGCTGTGCGACGCCTGCCAGACGCGCGCGGCCGGCTCGCGGCCGAGATCGTTGTCGCCAGATAATGATCTCGGCCGCGTAGCCGCCGATCAATCTCCTCGAGAAAAGGGGTTAGGGGGTGGTGGGCAGCTATCATATCTAGCGGCGAACCGCGGGAAACCCGCGGAAATGCTGGGGTTTTGACCTATGAGCCGCGGAACTACCCAGAAAAGTACCCAATATGGTCGAGCGCGTCCCGGGGCTTGGCGGGAGATCTGGTGGGAGGACACGCCATGGCAAGCAATCCGCGACCTGGCGTGGTTCATGCTGTCGCCGAAGCAGTTCGATGAATGGTTGAAGCGTCCTGACGTCATCGAGCGGTCGCGGAGGGCGCCGTGATCCGTCCGAATAGGGCAAGCCCCAGTCGGACGTCTCATTGTCCCGTCTCGAGCACGGTCGCAGGCCGGTTTGCGGGCACTGATTCGGCGTCTCGAGGCACGTTTCAGACCCTAATCGGACGATCGGCGCGGTTCCCGGCCGAGCAGGAGGCGTTGACGTGCTTCAATGCTTCAAATCAGGCGCGGCGACCCCCCCCGGCCGGCCGGTCCGCCGCCCCCTCTCGCCAGCGCGCCACCACACCCGCACCGCTGGCGATTTTGCCACTGGCTGACGGGATAAATCACCCCGAACGGCTCGGGTCGGGGCAGGGGGAGACGGTCTGCGGCCAATCAGGGGTTCGGGGAGGAGGGCAACAGAATGCCAGCAAGAACGCCCGCGATAGAGCAGCTGAACGAGGCGCTGGCGGCGCACGCCAAGGGGTCGGTCGATGTGATCATCAACCTGGCGTCCGCCTGCGACGTCGGCTGGGACGAGGCGCTGCGCGCCTAGCCGGACGCCTACAAGGCGGCGGCCAAGGCGGTGCTGGAACGGGCGCAGGCGGCCAGGGAGCGGCGGGCAGCGGAAAAAGGGAGGCGGTGATGGCGCAGGAGCGGGACCGGCTCTACCGGTCGCGCGATCTGATTTCGCGCGAAGGGGCAGAAATCCTGGCCTATGAGCTGTCTGCCTACTGGCATCAGCGCGGCCACACCGAGGTGAAGCACTGGATTGTGCCGCTGCGCGCCGGCAACTGGCACAGCACCGGCACCGGGGAGGCCAAGCAGGCCCCCATCTGGTGCGTCCGCGGCAACCTGATCGGCGGTCTGCCGCCGCGCTCGGTGCCGCGATGAGGCCCCCGCTGTGACTTCCTGGTCAGACGCCATGGAAAGCCATCTGCGGCTCGCCGTCGCGGCCGGCAAGTCCGATGCGCAGATCGCCGTGATGCTCTTCGTCACCCCTCGCGCGGTGAATGGCAAGCGCTGGCGGCTCGGCCTCCGGACTCCGCGTGGTGATGCCTTGGCCACCGCCCTGGCGCGTGCCGCGAAGCTGCGGGCACGGGAAACGCCGCCGTGACGCGCCGCCGTGACGATCCCAAGCGACTCGCCGCCGCCCGATCGTTCATGGCGAGCTATCAGCGTCTGCTGCCGGGGCAGGAACCAGCGGACGGTCCGCTGCCGCTCGATTGGCGGCGATTTCCCGACGCACATCCCGATAACCCCCCGGTTTTACCGGCCGATTGGCGGGAGAATCGGCCAAAACACCCAGAGGAGAGCGAAAATGGCGAAAAGCACGGCGGGAATCGGCCCAAAGGGCCAGGCTAAGGCAGAAAAGGTGTTCAAGGAGTTCGGCGGGGGAAAACTGCACTCCGGCTCGCCGCAGGGGCCGGTGGTGACCAATCCCAAACAAGCCACGGCGATCGCGCTCAGCCAGGCGCGCAACGTCAGCCGCGGGAAAAAATGAGCCAGCCGCCGAACCAGACAAGCTTTCGGCGCGGCATCTCCGGCAATCCTGGCGGACGGCCGGCGACCGCCGAGGTGTCCGCGCTGGCCCGCCGCTATACCGCGGACTGGCTGCGCGGCCTGGTCGAGGTGGTCAGGCTGCCAGTGTGCAAGGAAAACGCCCCCTCGATCATCTCGGCGGCGATCGCCTTGAGGGACACGGGCTACCCGGGACTGACCAAGTCAGCGCCGGATGCCGGGCCGGCTAGCCTGCATCTCCACCTACTGGCGGTCACCGCGGACGTTCAGGCGGCGGCGGTCACCGCGCAGGTTCAGGCGACGCTCATGCAGACCCCGGCGCCGACCAGTGATCTGGTCGGGAGTCCGTGGGAGCTGCTGGAAGGCGATCTGCACGAGCCGGCGCTCACGGAAGACTACGTGCCACCGCCTGACGAACGGCTGCCGCACGAGGCACTGCCGCTGTGGGACGCAGCTGCTGGCAGTGGACCATCCGCCGGAGCAGACCATGAAACCGACAGGAACAACGATCCGTCGCGCCAAGGCGGGTGGGGGGAGGAAACCGGTGCAGACGATCGAGGCGGTTGACCGCGACGCTATCCTGGCCGCGGTCTGGGGCCGGCTGCGCCGACCGCAGGGCTGTCCCGAGGCGCAGCTCGCCCTCGTGTCCGCGCTGATCGCCGCGATGGGAGCGCTGAGCGGTCAGCAGCCCGATTTGCGCGCGATCGCTGGCCGGCTCGGGGTTGGCCACCAGCGGGTCTACCGCCTGCTGCGCGTGCTCGAGGTCAAGGGCATCGTGGTGCGCGGGCAGCGGCAGACGCAGCGCCGCCTCGAAATCCGGCTGCATGCGGAGGGTATCCATGGCAAACCATGTTGAGATGGCGCACACCAGGCTGCTGGTGACGCTCGCCCAGACGGTCCTCGTTATGCACCAGACCAGCTATCTGCCGGCGCGGCTGCGCGAGCAGCTGGTCCGCCAGGTCGGCGAGCTGGAGGCCTTGACCGAGCGCTATGCGCAGCAGCAGCGAGGCCTCCGGCTGGTCGCGCCGTCGGACCGTCCGCCGGATCCGGCCGCCTGATGAGCGGAACGCAAGCCACCGATGCGCCGACGCCGGAGCAGCTCGCCGGCCTCAAGAACCCGTTTGCGCTGCTGGTGTCGCGCTACCAGCGGGATCCTGTGCGGTTCGTCAGGGAGGTGCTCGGCGCTCAGCCGGATCCCTGGCAGCAAACCGCGCTCGGCGCGCTGCAGCGCGGTCACCGCCGGCTGTCGATCCGTTCGGGTCACGGCGTGGGCAAAAGTACGTTCCTCGCCTGGGCGTTGCTGTGGTTCGGTCTGACGCGATTCCCTTTCAAAGCCGTCGTCACTGCGCCCACGTCTACACAATTGTATGATGCGCTCTGGGCCGAGCTGCGCGGCTGGGCGGCGAAGCTGCCGGCGCGCTGGCTCGAGCTGCTCGAGATCACCACCGATCGCCTGGCACTGCGCGCCCGCCCGGACGAAGCGTTCATTTCCGCCCGCACATCACGCGCCGAATCGCCCGAAGCGATGCAAGGAATACATTCCGACAACGTAATGCTTGTGATCGATGAGGCCTCCGGCGTGCCGGAGCGGGTGTTTGAATCGGCCGGCGGCTCGATGTCCTCGCCTGGCGCCATCACTATTTGTTGCGGAAACCCGACAAGATCGAACGGATTTTTCTGGCGCACCCACACGCTGGAAAGAGATCGCTGGTTTGTCATGCGGGTGCCCTCCACCGACAGCCGTCGCGTCGATCCTGGGTTCTGCAAAGAGATCGCTGAACGCTATGGCGCGGAATCGAACGCCTATCGCGTTAGAGTGCTCGGGCAATTCCCGCTGGCCGACTCAGACACGCTTATTGCCGCCGAACTGGTCGAACAGGCGATGGCCCGTCCGGTCGAGGTCGATTGGCAAGTGCCGGAGGCGTGGGGAGTCGATGTCGCGCGGTTCGGCACCGATCAATCCGTATTGATCAAACGCCGCGGCAATGTGGTGCGCGATCCACCGCGCCGCTGGGCAGGTCTTGATCTGATGCGGCTGACCGGCGAAATCGTCAACGAATGGAACAATACCGCGCTGTCGTCGCGCCCTGTCGTCGTCGTGGTCGACAGCATCGGGCTGGGCGCAGGCGTCGCCGATCGGCTGCGCGAGCTGAAAATACCGACGCAGGACGTGAACGTCGCCGAGACACCGGCCGCGGCCGGGCGGTTCGTCAGAATGCGCGATGAGCTGTGGCAGGGCATCGCCGACTGGCTGATCACGCGCGCCGTCGCGCTGCCGTATGACGAGATGCTGCGCGACGATCTATGCGCCCCGCGCTACTCGTTCGCCAGCGATGGCCGTTTGAGAGTTGAATCAAAGATGGAAATGCGCTCAAGGGGCATTCGTTCGCCTGACGCAGCAGATGCGCTGGGCCTCACGTTCACCGCGTCCGCAGTGTTCGCCATGGCGCAACGCGACGTGCAATGGCGCGGTGCAATCAAACGCAACATCAAGGGGATCGTGTGACGTGGAAAACTATGACGGACTGACCCTGACGCAGGCAATCAGGCTCTGCACCAAGCGCCACGAAGACCTGACCAGCAGCGACATCAAATTTATCGGCAAGGTGGGCGTCGCCGAGGCGCTGAAACCCGCCGAGGCGCTGCGCCTCTCGGCGCTCGTGCGCAAGCTGCGCCAGGGCGACCTGATCGCGCAAATCAACACCGGCTCGGTCCGTGAGGCCAGGGAGACAGCCGCATGAGTGAGGCCAACGCAGGGCAGGCAGCCACGGCGGCGAGTGCGGCCGACGACGCGCTGCTGTTCGTCTATGGCATCGGCTCGCGCTATTTCGCCGACGTTGTCACCGCGCTGCGCACCGAGCTGACGCTCAGTGATCCGGCGCAGGCGCAGGCGCTCGACACGCTGTGCGCGCGGCTCGCCGTGATGCGTGATCTGCTCGAGCGGCGGTTGACCGAGATGCGCCAGCTCGAGCTAGTCGAGGAGGAGGCACACCGTGGGAACACTGACCATGGACAGCCTGGCGCCGGAGAAGGATCGGCATTGGCCGGAGCCGCCGGGTAACGCTTACGAAGCGATCGGCGATACCGGCATGGTGGGGCGGGTTTATCGCGGTTTGATCTGGCTGCGCGGTCCCTGCGGCCAGGAGCATTGTCTGTCGTTCGCCGAGGCGCGGAAGGTTGCCGCCTGGCTGCTCCGCGAGAGTGCGCCGGTGATCGAGGGGAAGGCAGAAAATGTTCAAGACGGATGATCCGCGCCGCTGCGTCGGCCAGCCGGTCGGCAACGGGCAATGCGTGGCGCTGGTGCGCCAAGAGGCTGGCGCGCCGCATACCGGCCAATGGCGTCGCGGTGCGCGGGTGCGGGGTCATAAAATAAAGCCGGGCACAGCGATTGCGACGTTCTCCGACGACACCGGGCAGTATGAAAACGACACCGAGGGCGCTTCGCACTGCGCGCTCTATCTGTCGCAGAGCGCCGAGGGAATCCGTGTGGTCGACCAATGGGCCGGCAAGAAGGCCGGCGAAAGGCTCATCGGGTTTCGCGGTGGGGCGGGCAAAAAAGCCGACGACGGTGATCAGTATTTCGTCGTGGTGACCTACGCGGAGCTATGACTGGGATCGCGCTGTGGAGATAGACGCGGCGATGCGTGAGATCGAGCGTGAGCTGGCAGTCTGATGTGGTATTTTCTCGCGTTCCTGCTCGGCGCGGTGTTCGGCGCTGCCGTGCTGTTCGTCTACCTGAGCTGGCCGCGACGGTGGTGATAACGCTGTTTCGCCAGGCTGCTGGCAACGGACCGTCCGCCGGGTTCTAGCCGGATCGCGGTATCATCCGGCGGCTGGATGTCGCCCGGCAGTGCGTTGCCGATGCGCTGGGCGGCGCGCATCGCCGCGATCGACACGTCGACCGGCGGCGGCTTGTTGCGCGGCCAGGCGGGTAGGTGGATGTGTGCGGTGCGGATGTTCCTCGCCCAGGCGCGTCCGGTTTCGTAGGCGAGCTGCTCGGCGGTCGGCCACAGATCATACGCGGCGGCCCAACCGCGGCCGGCGCGGACGTCGGCATAGCCTGCCTGGGCGCGGCGGTGCAGCGCCATGTCGGCATCGCCCACCGCAATGCTGCCTTCCGCTCCGTTGAAAATCGGCATCGGCAGCCTCCCTGTGGTGGCCGGGCTTTGCGCCCGGCGCAGCCGTGCGCCGATTGTTTTTTCGCCGCCGCCGCAGTCACAGTCCCGTCATGAGCGATCGCATGCCAGCCTATCCGCCGACCGAACCGGTCGGCAATTCGCGTCCCCAACGCGCCGATAGCTATTTCGGCACGATGTCGGATCCGGCGCTCGATGTGCCGCTGCCGCAAGGTGCGCAGGCGCAGCATGAAGAGGTGATCATTGCGCCCGCTCCGGCGCTGTCAGAAAAGCAGATCGAGGAGCTGCTCACCGTCCAATTCCGCCAGGCGCGAATCTATGACGATCGGCTGACCGTGGCGCGGCAGACCGCCATGCGGCTCTACAACGGCGAAGCGCTCGGCGACGAAGAGCCGGGCCGATCGCAGATCGTGCTGACCGAGGTCAAAGACACCATCAATGCGATTCTCCCGACGATCGTGCGGACGTTCTGCGGCTCCGAGCATCCGGTGGAATTTTTGCCGCGCGCCGATGGCAACGACGAGGAAGCGAGGCAGGCCACCGACTACGTGCAGCATGTCGTGTTTGTCGAAAACGACGGCTATCGCGCGGTGCATGATGCGGTGCTCGACGCCTGCCAGCTGAAAGCCGGCTGGATCCGTTGGTGGTGGGACTATCAGGTCGACATCAAAACCGAACACTATTTCGGGCTGCTCGAGCCGCAGGCGGCGATGCTGCTCGGCCAGCCTGGCGTGCGCGCGATGCGCGTGGTGCGCCGGCCGGCGACGCCGGACGAGAATTTCGGCGTGCAGAAAAGCCCCGAGGCACAGGTGGTGCAGCTGGATCCGCAGCGCCCGCTGCTGGTTTACGATGCGACGATCACCCGCCGCAGCCCGCGCAACCGGCCACGCATCATGGCGGTGCCCAGCGAACAGGTATTGATCGACCCTGATGCGACAGGGCCGCAGGACGCGCGGTTCCTGGGCTACTGGCGCGTCGTCACGGTATCCGATCTGGTGGCGCTGGGGTTTCCCGAGGAATTGGTAAAAACCCGCATCACCCAGATGCAGCAGCAGCAGAACCGTGTGACCCGGCGCCGCGACCGGTTGGCGGCGATCGTGCCGCGCGCGCAGTCGTCGGATCCGGCAATGCAGCTGGTGCGCTATCTCGAATGCTGGATGAAGTTTGACTATGACGGCGACGGCATCGCCGAAATGCACCGCATCCACGCGATCGGCGATTATAGTTTCCTGATGCTCGGCCATGAGCCGGCATCGCATGTCCCGTGGGCGAATTTTTGTCCGTTCCTGGTGCCGCATCGCGCGATTGGCGAGAGCGTCGCCGATCGCATCGGCGATCTGCAGCGCGCCAATACGCGGGTGTTCCGCAACATTCTCGACAGCATGGCCGAGAGTATTCATCCGCGCACCGTGGTGCTCGAAGGCCAGGCCAACATCGATGACGTGCTGTCGACCGAGATGGGCGCGGTGATCCGCGAACGTCAGCCCGGCGCGGTGCGCGAACTGACAAAACCGTTTATCGGGCCGAGTGCCTTGCCGCTGATGGAGGCGTTGCAGGCAATCCGCGAATCGCGCACCGGAATCACCCGCACCAGCCAAGGGCTCACCGCTGACGCGTTGCAAAGTACCACGGCGATCGCGGTTTCAGCGCAGATTATGTCATCGGCCGATCGGCTCGAGTTCATCGTGAGAACGTTGGCCGAATGCATGCGCCAGGTCTACGAGGGCGTGTTGCGACTGTGCTGCGAGCATCAAGATCGCAGCCGCACGGTTTTGCTGCGCGGTAAATGGACCCCGATCGATCCTCGCGCCTGGATGTCGGGATTCAATTGCATCACCAAGGTGGGGGTCGGCCGCGGCACGCTCGCCGAGCGTGTCGGCGTCTATGGCTCGATCCTGGCCAAGCAAGAGCAGGCTTTGACCACCATGGGCCCGGCGAATCCGTTATGCACGCTCGGGCAATACGCCAACACGCTGACCGACATGATGCACGCTGCGGGTATCCTCAACACCGGCCGATATTTCAATTCGTTGCCGACCAATTTCGTGCCGCCGCCGCCACCACCGCCGCCGCCGACGCCGGACCAGCTGCTGGCCGGCATCGAGGCGCAGAAGGTGCAAGCCTCCGCGGTCGATAACGAGCGCGAAGCGCGCAACGATATGCTGCAGAAACTCATGGAGGATGACAGGCTGCGCGACGAGGCGCGGGTGAAAGCTCTGCTCGCGGCGGGCGATTTGCGGGGCAAATACGGCACCGACGTCGATCTGGCGGCGCTGGGGCAGCTGTTAGATCGCAATCCGGCGATCGGCGCCGCGATTCTGAACCCGACACCCACGCCAGGCCCGCTAGGAGGCCCACAGGCGCCAGGAGGCCCGCCCGGGCTGCCTACCCCCCAGGGACCGCCGGGAATGCCGCCTGGAGGCCTCCCGGGAGGTCCGCCTCCGTCGCCTCCGGGAATCGCGCCACGCATCGGTCCTGGCGGCCCGCCGCCGCCTGGTGCCCCGCCATCTTTGGCGAATGCCTCTGCGTTTTTACCGCCGCCGCTGATCCAAGCGCTCGCCGCCGCGGCGCGCGACCAGCCGCCGCCCAATCCGCTCGCCGCCGCCGCTGGCCTGGCCGGCGCACGACCGGCCGCACCGCCGCCCACCCTGCGGCCGAGCGGCTCGCTGTTCTGATGGCAAGTCTGCTCGATCCGGTGGACGATCTCGGTCGCACGATCGACGTCGGTAGTTTCCTCGACCGGCTTCGTGCGCAGCCGCAGGCGGATCCGATCTGGCCGGTGTCGAATCCCACCGGCACCGAGCGGCTGGTCGACTATCGCGGCT